TTGAGCGAGCTTGGGGCTATAGGTATCTCGGTTGGAGCGAAGATCTTGGCGGCTTAAACATTGAGTTTGAGAACCATCTTGAGGTCTTAGTCCGTAAATTAAAGCCTGGTGTTGATGATTCTGAGTCTGTAAAACAGCTTCGCTATCGTTTAATTCGTCGAGGGTTCCTTAAAGTATCTAAGCCTTTAAGTCTTAACCGACCTGGCAACAAATACACCAAGTCTGTTGAAGAAGCCGTTAAGAAGTGGCAGAAGAAAAAGGGCTACAAAGAGACTGGCGTGTTTAACAACAAACAAGCCAAAGAATTCTTTGAGCCTAATCCTCGAGTCAAAGTCATTCCGGAATAGAGGTCAAAATGGAAGAGAATATTGAAAATCTGGATCAGACTTCTCTCGGTGAAGAATTTTTAGAACACTTTGGTGTTAAAGGTATGCGTTGGGGTGTTAGGCGTGACTCTACTACGCCATCAACTAAAGCTCCAGAAAAACCTAAAACTCCAACACCTGTTATTGTAGCTCAACCTAAAGGAACATCAAAATTAAAAACTTCTGGTGGAGCTCGACAACCAGCTTCTGATGAGGCTGTTAAAGCAGCCGCTCTTTCTCAAAAACTAAGAAAAAGTGGAGTCAATTCTTTAACTAATCGGGAAATGCAAGACTTAGTAACTAGATTAAATTTAGAGCAACAAATGGCTCGACTTACACCTCCTGATACAAAAACTCGATTAAAAAAGAACGCGACTCAGATTTTAACTAGGGCTGGAACGCAAGCTCTTCAACAAGCAGCAAACCAGGGTGCTCAATTTCTAATGAAACAAGCTATTGAGAATTTAAAGAAGAATTAACTTTACATAATAGAAAGAAGGCATAAATGACTCTTTCTAATAAAGCAGTGCCAATCTATTATGGCGAGTTTCGAGATGCAGTCATTCGTGGTGACATTCCTGTAAATCGTGAAATCTCTATGGAGATGAATCGTATTGATGCTTTAATTGAAAACCCTAAGTTTTATTACGATGACCAAGCTGTTAATGGTTTCATTCGTTACTGCGAAAACGAGTTAACTCTTACTGATGGTGGCGATCTATCGCTCCTTCCGTCTTTCAAACTATGGGCTGAACAAATTTTTGGTTGGTATTACTTTGTTGAAAGAAGTGTCTACCAACCATCTGAAGGTGACCGAGGTGGGCACTACGTCACAAAGGTTATCAAGAAGCGTCTTACAACTAAGCAATACTTGATTGTCGCTCGTGGTGCAGCTAAATCAATGTATGCTTCTTGCATTCAAAGCTATTACATTAACGTAGACACTACGACAACTCATCAGATTACTACTGCGCCAACAATGAAACAAGCAGACGAGGTAGTTTCCCCTATTCGTACATCTATTGTTCGAGCTAAAGGGCCTTTGTTTAAATTCTTAACAGAAGGTTCCTTGCAGAACACAACAGGCAACCGTATGAATAGGGTGAAACTAGCCTCAACTAAAAAGGGTATTGAGAACTTTCTTACCGGATCTTTGCTTGAAGTTCGACCTATGTCTATTAACAAACTTCAAGGATTACGACCTAAAGTTTCTACAGTTGATGAATGGTTGTCTGGTGACATTCGAGAAGACATTGTTGGTGCTGTTGAACAAGGAGCTTCTAAGTTAGAAGACTATTTGATTGTTGCTATCAGTTCAGAGGGAACTGTTCGAAATGGTAGCGGTGATACAATCAAAATGGAACTCGCTAGTATTCTTAAAGGGGAATACTATGCTCCGCATGTTTCTATCTGGCATTACAAACTTGACGATGTTACGGAAGTAGCACAACCTGAAATGTGGCCTAAAGCAAATCCTAACATTGGGCTTACCGTTTCTTATGAAACATATCAGCTAGACGTTGAGAGAGCTGAAAAAGCTCCTGCTTCTAGAAATGACATTCTTGCTAAACGCTTTGGAATTCCGATGGAAGGTTATACATACTTCTTTACTTATGAAGAAACACTTCCTCATCGACCAACTGAGTTTTGGGAAATGCCTTGTTCTCTTGGTGCTGACTTATCGCAAGGTGATGACTTCTGTGCATTTACGTTCCTATTTCCACTCTCAAACGGCTCTTTTGGTGTAAAGACACGAAGTTATATTTCATCATTGACTCTTATGAAACTTCCTGCAGCGATGCGTTTAAAGTATGAGCAGTTTATTAAAGAAGGAAGTCTGCATGTTCTAGAAGGAACAGTTTTGGATATGATGGAGGTTTACGATGACCTTGACCGATTTATTGAAGATTCTTCTTATGATGTTCGCACCCTTGGGTTTGACCCTTATAACGCTAAGGAGTTTATCACGCGTTGGGAGCAAGATAATGGACCTTACGGAATTGAAAAAGTAATTCAAGGTGCTCGCACTGAGTCGGTTCCTCTTGGTGAGTTAAAAATCTTTAGCGAAGAGCGAATGCTTATATTTGATCAAGAACTAATGTCATTTGCCATGGGTAATGCTATCACACTTGAAGATACTAACGGTAACCGAAAGCTTCTTAAGAAGCGGCAAGACGAAAAGATTGATAATGTTGCAGCACTAATGGATGCTTATGTTGCATATAAAGCAAATAAGGAGGCTTTCGAATGACACAACCAACACGGGAAGAAGCATTAGCTCATTTTGGTGTTAAGGGAATGAGATGGGGCGTTCGAAATCAGACTTTACCGTCAACTATTTCAACGAATACTTCTACGAAAAAACCGATCTCAAAACCACATACATCATTTAAACCAACAAAAAAACAATTAGTTATTGCTGCTGCTGGAGCAACTTTTGTCGGATCGCTTTTCTTAACTAATAAAGCTTATAATATTCATGATCGGAACCAGTATGCAAGAGCTATGCAATTATATTGGTTTGAGCGTGGGGTTTTAGATTAATATTTTTATATAAAGCAAATAAGGAGGCTTTTGAATGACTCAACCTACACGTGAAGAAGCTTTAGCTCATTTTGGCGTTAAGGGAATGCGCTGGGGTGTTCGAAATGAACCAGGAGCTGGTGGTAGAGTTGGCGCTAATGCGAAAACAAGAACTACAACTGGTGGCTCTAAAATGTCTAAAATGGATGTTTTGTTAGCTGAAGGTCGTGGCGAAATGGTAGTTTCTAAATTATCATCATGGGCTCCGTCTCTTGCTACCACTGGGGCTGGTCTTCCTGTTTCCCTTGCTGTCTGGGGAGCTTCAAAAGTTACTTTTAATACTCTTGACGGTGGCACAGCAAGAGTTTTAGTTAATCGTGGAAATCGATTTCTACATGGAGAAAAACTTTCGTATAAAAGAGATTCGTCTTTAGCTAAAAAGAATATGTCATCTGATGATATTATGAAAAAAGTTGTTCCTGGAGTGAATCCTGATTATCCAAAAATTGGAACAAATACAAATTGTCGTCGATGCACTATGACCTATGAAATGCGACGCCGTGGTTATGATGTTAAAGCTACAAAAACAATAGACGCTACAGGTCAAGCAGGAACCAGTCTTAAGAAAGCGGTAGGCGTTAAAGCTAATTACCGAACTTTAGGGGAAAATAATATTCTTAAAAGCGCACATCCAATTAAAGATAAATTTATTAAAGATAAGAATTTGACCACTAAAACAGCACCAGATGCTATATTTAAAGCACTTAAAGATCAACCCGAGCGAAGTCGTGGTGAAATTGGGATGATGTGGGAAATGGGTGGTGGTCATAGCATTGCTTATGAAATAATTAAAGGTAAACCCGTTTTATTTGACACTCAGTCTGGTAAACAATTTACAAATTCTTCACAGTTTGCTTCATATTATAAAACAAAAGCAAATCAAGTATCATATACTAGATTAGATAATAAAAAAGTAAACAAAGATTGGGTTGAAAGGTGGATTAAGAATAATGATTGATTTTAAAACCGCAGAGATGCTAATCCATAAAACATATCCTGATTATACAGTTGAAAAAAAACTTGATTACAATAATTGGTTTATATTTTTGTTGACACCATCCGATCCAAATGAATTCTCAACTTATTTTAGGGTAGATAAAAAGTCTGGCATCATTGAAGACTTTCAACCTTGGGATCTCCCAGACCCACAAGATTTTGAGAATGCTTTTCTTGCTTAGAAGGGAGGTACCAAATGGTCGATTTTGGTGCTCGACTAAAACACGCATGGAATGCTTTCGCAAACCCTGAAGAACACACCAGCTGGGACTTAGGTACTAGTTATAGTGTTCGTCCCGATCGAATTCGTAGTTATGTTTCTAATGAGCGGTCTATTATTACCGCTATTTATAACCGAATTAGTGTTGATGCTGCTTCAATTGCTATCAGACACGTTCGTCTTGATAATAACAATCGGTTTCTTGAAGAAATTGATAGTGGTTTAAATGCTTGTTTTTCATTAGAAGCTAACATTGATCAAGCGGCACGTGCTTTTCGTCAAGATATTTTTATGACTGTTCTTGAAAAAGGAGTTGCTGCAGTTGTTCCAGTAGATACCACTTTTAATCCAACCGTTACTGGTAGCTATGATATTAAAACAATGCGAGTTGGCGAGATTATTCAATGGTATCCAAAACACGTTCGAGTCAATGTTTACAACGATCAAACTGGGCGTCGAGAAGATATTATTCTTGAAAAAAAGGTCGTTGCTATTATTGAAAATCCATTATATTCAGTAATGAATGAGCCTAACTCTACTTTACAAAGACTTCTTCGTAAACTTACTTTGTTAGACTCAGTGGATGAACAGTCTAGTTCTGGAAAACTTGATATGATTATTCAGCTTCCTTACGTTATTAAGTCTGAAGCTCGACGACAGCAAGCAGAACAACGACGTAAGGATATTGAGTTTCAGTTAAAAGGAAGTCAATACGGTATTGCCTATACCGATGGAACTGAAAAGATTACTCAATTAAACCGTCCTGCTGAGAATAACTTAATGACACAAGTTGAGTATCTTACTGGTTTGTTATTTGGTCAATTAGGTCTTACTCCTGAAATTATGAATGGTACTGCTGACGAAAAGGCGATGCTGAATTATATTAATCGAACCATCGAACCAATTCTTACTTCGGTTGTTGAGTCCACTAAACGTTCATTTCTTACAAAGACAGCATTATCTCAAAAACAATCTATCGAATTCTTCAGGGAACCATTCCGGTTAGTGCCAATTAATAACATTGCCGAAATTGCTGATAAGTTTACTCGTAATGAGATTCTTACCTCAAACGAAATTAGGCAGATTGTTGGGTTTAAACCTGCTGGAGATCCTAAAGCGGATCAGTTAGTAAATAGTAATATGCCACAACCAGAAGGTTCAATTCCAACAGAAACAGTTTCTGAAAATAGCGAAGCATTAAGTGTATTTGATGACATGGATTCTGTTTTAGATAACGTATTTAATGATTTAGGCGTTGATACAGAAGCAGAATCTGAAGATGCTATCATGCAAGATGCTTTTGATGAGATGGATTCTGCTATTGATGATGTTTTCAATGATTTAGGTCTTGATGAATGATGTCTGAACTTAAGATGACAAACGAAGAGTTTGCACACAGTTTGTTTCATGAGTATGATCCGGTTAAACGTAAAGAGTACTACGAACGTACTAAAAAGTTAAAGGGTCGAAAAAAAGGTCTTTCCGAAACAACAAGTGGATCTGACAGAGGATCGGCTGGTAATCGTGTTAGTACAAAAAAGCCCGCTAATACAAAAAACAAGCAGCAACTAAAAGCTGAAACTAAAGCTAGAGTTGAAGCTTATAAAGCTCGACTTGAGCAGTTGAAAGAACTCCTTTCGGAACTTGTAGCAGAAGCTAAACGGCGTACTTCCGAAAACGCTGGTACCGAAGAATCAAGGGCCGAGAAAAAAAAAGAAGATTCCTCAAAAGATGGAACGTCTAAAAAAGCTAGTGGTTCTACTGATCAGACGTCTAAGGAAAAAGCTGACGCCAGAAAGCGTTCTAAAGAATACTACGAAAAAAACAAAGAACAAATTAGTCTTAAAAAACAAGAAAAAAATCTGAAAGAAGAAATTCAAAAAGTTGAAGAGAAGATTATGAAAGTTCGAGATGAATTAAAAACTTCAGTTAAGAAAGCTCGGCAGAAATCATCTTCAAAGTCTTCATCAAAGAATACTTCCTCTTCTAACAGACCTGGAAATGTTATCAATTTTTAAATGACAATAAACGGAAAGGAGTCCGTCAAAATGGAAGCTGATTTCAGCGGTTATGCCACAAAAGCCGGTCTCAAGTGCTCCGATGGTCGAACTATCATGCCCGATGCTTTTAAAGACAATCATGGCATGAAGGTTCCTCTTGTTTGGCAGCATGGGCATAACGATCCAGGCAATGTCCTTGGACATGCCGTTCTTGAAAATCGTTCCGATGGTGTTTATGCCTATGGCTACTTCAACGAAACCGAAGCAGGTCAAAGTGCTAAGACCTTAGTTCAGCACCAAGACATTACAATGCTTTCAATTTACGCTAACAAGCTTGTTGAGCGTGGAAAGCAGGTCCTGCATGGTGCAATTCGTGAAGTTAGTTTAGTTCTTTCGGGTGCTAACCCTGGAGCTTTAATTGACAATGTTCGTATTGCTCACTCTGATGGTGATGTGGAAACTCTTGAGGATGAAGCTGTGATTTACACAGGTTTAACTTTAGAGCACGAGAGCACACCGATTATTGAAGAGACTGTTGTCTTACATGAAGAGACCACAGTTAAAGATGAAGAAAAGACTGTTCAAGACGTCTATGAATCATTGACTGATGAGCAGAAAACTGCAGTTAACTACTTAATTGGAATGGCTCTCGAAGAGGGTGCCGCGCAACACTCTGATTTGGATGACTCTGAGGAAGATTCAGAGGAAGAGTCTGATGATTCTGACGATGAAGCTACTGATGATGACTCTGAAGATGACAACACTGATAAAGACAACCAGGAAGGTACTGAAATGACCCACAATGTGTTTGAGAAGGACAGGGATGCTTCGGCAAGCGCCCCGAGCCTTACTCATGACCAGCTGAAGACGATTTTTGAGGACGCCCAGCGCCATGGGTCGTTCAAGGAGGCTTTCCTTCAGCACGCGACGACTTACGGCATCGAGAACATCGACATGTTGTTCCCGGATGCTCAGGCTCTGGCTAACTCGCCGGAGCTTGTCAGCCGTCGTATGGAGTGGGTGACCACGGTCATGAATGAGACCAGGCACTCTCCGTTCTCTCGAATCAAGTCGCTTTCTGCGGATATTACTCTTGACGATGCCCGTGCTAAGGGTTACGTGAAGGGTAGCATGAAGAAGGATGAGTTCTTTGCGCTTTCGCGTCGAGTGACGACTCCGACCACCATCTACAAGAAGCAGAAGCTTGACCGGGATGACATCATTGACGTCACGGATCTGGATGTGGTTGCGTGGTTGAAGGCTGAGATGCGCCTGATGCTTGATGAGGAAATCGCCCGTGCGATTCTCGTTGGCGACGGTCGTGAGGCTGACGATGACGACAAGATCAACGAGCTGAACATTCGTCCGATTGCTCGTGACGACAACTTCTATGCTCACCAGGTTGTGGTTGCTTCGAACGTGACTGGCGACGCCTTTGTTGAGGCTATCGTTCGTGCTCGTGTCAACTACAAGGGTACCGGTAACCCGACCATGTTCTGCTCGGAGGCGATTCTTACGGATCTGCTGCTCGTGAAGGACAAGCTGGGTCGCCGTATTTACGCGACTGAGGCTGAGCTTGCTTCGGCGCTTCGTGCCGACAAGATCGTTCCCGTTCCGATTCTCGATGGTGAGACGACGAACGGTGGCGAGCTGCTTGCTATTCTGGTTAACCTTGCTGACTACACTGTTGGTGCAGACAAGGGTGGCGTTCTGTCGATGTTTGACGACTTCGACATTGATTACAACCAGTACAAGTACCTGATTGAGTCTCGTCTGTCGGGTTGCTTGACCAAGCACAAGTCTGCTCTGGTTATTTCGCGTGCCGTTGGTACTCTTGTGGCTCCGGATGCTCCTACCTTCGTTGAGGGAACTGGTGTTGTTACCATCCCGTCGAAGACCGGTGTGTCTTACTTCATGGATGGTCTGCCTGTCTCCTCTGGAGCCCAGACTGCTATCGATGCGGGTGAGTCGGTTGAGGTTACCGCCGAGGCGAATGAGGACTACTACTTCGCGGCTAACACCACGGCGTCTTGGACCTTCTCTCGCCCTTAGTAATTAGGACAACCTATGACAAGGTTCTTCGGAGTTGTAGGATACGGTGCAGCTGAAGAAGTTTCGCCGGGTGTATGGAACGATGTAATTATTGAGCGAGCATATTATGGTGATGTAACATATACGCTTCGCCGGCTTCAAGAAGCTGACAAACTTAATGATGATATTGTCACTTCAAACGCCATTAGTATCGTTGCTGATGCCTACGCTAACGAAAACTTTGTTGATATTCGGTATGTGCGGTGGGCGGGGACTTTGTGGACTGTTTCGACGGTCGAAGTGCAGAGTCCCCGCCTGCTTCTCAGGTTGGGAGGTGTCTATAATGGGCCAACGCCAGAGCCTACAGACGATCCTTGAGACCTTACTTGGAAGTAGAAACGTATATTTCCAGCCACCAGCAACGCTTCGTATGCAATATCCGTGTATTGTGTACAGTCGTGACCGAATGGATACTAAGTTTGCGAATAACTCAGCTTATGCGCGCAAAATTAGTTATCAGGTGACTTATATTGATAGAAATCCTGATAGTAGTATTCCAGACAAAATTGCAGATCTTCCGCTTTGCCAACATAAAACCTTTTTCACAGCGGATAATTTAAACCATGATGTATTTACACTATTCTTCTAGAATGGAGAACTTAAATGCCAGTACTTACCTGGGACTCCCTTGGCGAACGGTTTTATGAGACCGGTGTCGACCACGGGGTTCTTTACATTGCCAATGCTAGTGGGGTGTATGACAAGGGTTATGCCTGGAACGGTTTGGTCTCTGTGACTGAATCGCCTTCTGGCGCCGAGTCGACCGCCCAGTTCGCTGACAACATTAAGTATCTTAACCTGGTTTCGGCCGAGGAGTTCAGCGCCACTATCGAGGCATTCACCTACCCTGAGGAGTTTGGGCAGTGCGATGGTTCTGCCTCGCCCCAGGAAGGTATTCTCATTGGTCAGCAGCAGCGTAAGATGTTTGGTCTGAGCTATCGCACCCTTCTGGGTAATGATGTTGATGGTCAGGAGTATGGTTACAAACTTCACCTGATCTACGGCGCCCAGGCAGCCCCGACTGAGAAGTCCTACTCGACGGTTAACGACTCTCCCGAGCCGATTACCTTCAGCTGGGAGGTCACGACGACTCCTATGACTGTTACGGGATACAAGGCTACTTCGTTCATCTCTATCAACTCGACTAAGGTTGATGCAGATGCGCTTGCTGACCTTGAAGATCTGCTGTATGGAACCACTGGATCACCTGGAACTGTGGCAAAGCTTCCGACCCCCGATGAGGTCATTGCGCTGTTTACGCCAGTTGGACCTTGATTTACCCTGAAAGAGAGACTAGAGAATGTTGATACTTAAAGTTCCTGGTATTGAACTATTTGATGAAGCGCTTCACGTTTTTACAACTGAAGATGCATTTACTTTGGAATTAGAACATTCTCTAGTCTCTCTTTCAAAATGGGAGTCAAAATTTGAAAAGCCATTCCTTGGCTCTGAAGAAAAAACAGATGAAGAAATTTTAGCCTACATTGAGGCTATGATTCTTACCAAGGAATATCCCCCAGACGTTCTTAATAGGCTTAGTAAAGAAAATCTACAACAAATTAATGCTTACATTGAAGCAAAGATGACTGCTACTTGGTTTAATGATAAAAAACAATCCAAAAAAAGCTCCGAAGTAATTACAGCAGAACTAATCTATTATTGGATGATTACTTTTAACATTCCAATTGAATTTCAGTATTGGCATTTGAACCGTTTGTTCACATTGATTAAGATTTTCAGTGTGAAGAATGCTCAACCTGAAAAAATGTCTAAAAAAGATCTTTTAGCACGCAATCGAGAGTTAAATGCTAAAAGAAAGTCCGAACTTGGTACTACTGGATAGGAGGTTAGGATGACCCGTCTAAGTTGGAACCAAGATTTAAATCGAAAATTTGAGTTTGGTGTTGACCGAGGTGTGATTTATTTAGACGACGAAGTGTCTGCTCCTTGGAACGGTATAGTTAGCGTCACTGAAAGTCAATCTAATACTATTACGTCTTATTACTTTGATGGTAAGAAAAATCTTGACGTTTTAGCGACTACAGATTATAAATTATCTCTAAATGCTTTTACTACACCTTGGGAATTAAATTCTGCATTAGGATTGGGTTCTGTAATTCCAGGATTTATTTTAACAAATCAACCAAAAACAAAGTTTGATTTTTCTTATCGAACACAAATCGGTAATGACTTGGGTTATAAGATTCATCTTGTCTACAATGCTAGTATCACACCATCAACATTAAATCGTTCAACCATAACTGATAGCGCGACTTTAGAATCTCGTTCGTGGGATATTCGTACTGCGCCTTTAGTTTACCCAAATCAATCACCTTCGGCTCATATTGTTTTTGATTCTACAAAAATGCCTCCGGAGGTTCTTTCTCTTTTAGAGTCTATTATATATGGAACCTCGACTTCAGATCCTCGACTTCCAACATTATTTGAGCTTTCAAATATTTTTGAGGTTTGGAATCCATTTAAAATTGAATACAATAGTTCTGGTTTTTCGCTATTAGTCTCTGATCTAGGCGATATTTCAGCTACAAAAATAGATGGAATCTTTGTTATTTTACAAGACACGCGTTTAAACTTGACTTCAAATTCAGGTTTTTATAGATTGGAGGCTTAAATGCCATATGATCTTTTTCCTTCTGTTGATGAAAATTTTAATTTTCCTGAAGAAGTAAGAGTTCAGTTAGCTAAAAGTGAACAGTTGCGAAATCTTTTAATTCCTATGTCTGAAACTGTTCGGGATGCTCTTTCTGGAGAAGAGCTTTGGTTTGGACGTACTATTTTTAATACAACTTCTAAGAAAATTGAGAGTTGGACTAACCCTGGTGTTTGGGTTGAGTATTTAGATGATACATATGATTTTCCAGAGCCTCCTCCGTTTTGGGATGAAAATTATGATGTTCCCGTTCAGGTACGTTCTCAGTTAGCTAAAAGTGAGCAACTTCGTAATATGGTCACTCCTATGTCTGAAACAGCAAGAAATAGTCTTCCTGTTGAAGAAACATGGAACGGTCGAACTATTTTTAATACTACTTCAAGAAAACTTCAGGTTTGGTTTGAGACAGCACAGGGTTGGTTGTCGGTTTTAGATGAAAACTATGTGCCTATTCAACCAGAATGGTGGGATTTTGAGCCACAATTAAAATACTATTTTCAAGAGTATAGTCCTCAAAATTATACTTCTTCAGGACGACACATAGCTACTGATTCTATGGCATCTTCTATTTTTAACATAGAGTTTTATAATCCTATCGGAGCCGAACCATATTCTAGCCATTCACTCATTATTCCATCATATTGGGAAGTGCGTAGTGGTGATTTACAATATCCGTCGGGCAATCTTCTTATAGATTATACAGCTGTTGGCGGTGGAATTAAAACAGGATTGGTTAGAGCTCATAACGGAAACTATACAGGTGGGAAATATCCCTTTGGATATTTTGAACTTTTGTATGTTTCTGAAGGAGAGTATCTTCCGTTGAAGGCCAATAGTCCACATCTTTTGACAAATGGATGCAAAATTTCTGGTCAAATTACTTATTATATTTCTAATGTTTATTAATTAAGGAGATTTTTATGAGTGTTCCTTTATTTGCAGGCGTAGATAATGATAAAAATTTTCCTCCAGAAATTCGAGAGCAGTTAGCTAAAAGTGATGAATTAAAATTTACAATAGTGCCAATGTCCGAAACACAAAAAGATAATTTAAGCGAAAAAGATTTATGGCATGGGCGAGTTATTTATAATTTAAATAAAAAAGCTATTGAAACTTGGAATTCCATTACAAAGACATGGAATCTTAGCTTGACCAGTAATTATACACCTCCTGTGCCAACACTTCCTTGGGATCGTTATTATAGACTACCAAAAGTAGTTCGAGATAGGTTAGCTTTAACTTCGGATTTTAAACATATGATTGTATCTATGGATCATAAAACTCGATCCGAGTTAACTCAAGATGAATTATGGAACGGAAGAGTTATATTTAATACTACAATAGAGAATCATCAAGTTTGGAATGATGAGTATAATATATGGATTACTTTGTTAAATGATACTTATGTTCCGCCAAAAGTTCAAAGAACTTGGACTGATTGGGACACAGTTATATCATTGACAAATGGTCAAGAACTAGAAACAACAGTTTATTATGTATCTGGTTATGTGAATCAAAACGGTCGGGTTTCTTTAATTGTAAATGCAGGTGTTCAGAGTGAAGATGTGCTTAACACGGGTCTTCCTCTTAGAGCTTCCCTTCCACTTCCAAACGCATTACCATCTGGTTTGACGGTTTTTGGACGGTGTATTATTAAGAGATGGATTCCCTCTCTTAATGAACACGTTGAAGATCCAGGTCACATTGTTTTAGAAGGTAACAGTCAATATATGCTTTTTTATTATGAAGATGTTTATAATGGTGTGTTAGGAAATGCTGTTGTTGACGCTGTTGACGATCAAGGTTATGTCCGTGTTTTTGGAAATTTAATGTATGAGACAGCTTAGAAATCTTTTTAAGGAGGACTCCTTATGAGTAAACTTGTCTGGGATGAAATTGAAAAACGATACTTTGAGACAGGGTTAGATCAAGGAGTCTTATATTTATCTGATGGTGTTGGCGTATCTTGGAATGGTCTAATTTCTATTGAAGAATCTTTAGAAGAAACAGATGTTACTTTATATTTAGATGGCGTTAAATTAGATCGTATTGGAAAAGAAGGTGAATTCAAAGCAACCTTAGTTGCCTTCACCTACCCAGATGAATTCTTGCCATATCAGGGGTTAGAAAATTTTGATGATTCGGGAATGCTGTTAACTGGGCAAAAACCTTTGTCTTTTAATCTTTCTTATCGAACTTTGGTTGGAAACGATACACTTAGCACGGACTATGGGTATCAGATTCATATTTTGTATAATCTAACAGCTTCTTTACAAGATCATAATTATGAAACATATTCATCTCAACCTAATGCCTTGAATTTTACATGGTCTTTAACTGGAACTCCTTCAGTAGTTGACGGATTTACTCCAACAGCACATGTTATTATAGATAGTCGTTTTATCGATGAAACGATATTATTGTTTATCGAAGATACTCTTTATGGCGTAGATAATCAAGAAGCAGTTTCAATGCTTCCATCACTTGATGTTTTGACTTCTCTAGTTCAACATTTCTCACCAAAATCTATTACGCCTGACTATATTTCTGGCTTTTCGTCTTTTGTCGAAGGGTATGGAGATTTAACTGAAACGGGAATAGATGGTGTATTTCAGAGTTTACCACGAACAAGACTAGTAACTACAATGAATTCCAGGTATTACACTTTAGATGAATAGGAGCTCTAGTGATTACTATCTCTTCACATGGAAGCTTTGAAAACACTGAAAAATTTCTTAAGCGTATGTCTGACAAATCCATTTTTGACTCACTAAGTCGTTATGGTGAAGAAGGAGTCCAAGCTTTAGCTGAAGCAACACCAAAAGATAGTGGTGATACAGCCCGGTCTTGGACATATGAAATTGAGAGAACATCTACGTCATATGCAATCATATGGAGTAACACTAACGTAGTTGATGGTGTTCCAATTGCCGTTCTTATTCAAGTTGGACATGGAACAGGCACCGGGGGTTATGTCTCTGGTAGAGATTATATTAATCCGGCTTTACGACCAGTATTCGATCGAATTGCGGCCAGTGTTTGGAAGGAGGTGACTGCTTGATGAGTACTGTTGACAGTCGAATTGTCACAATGAAGTTTGACAATTCACAGTTTGAAAGAGGTGCTAGTACTACTATTAGTACTTTGGATAGACTTAAACAAGCTTTAGGTCTTAATGGAGCTACCAAAGGTTTGGAGCAAGTCCAAGACGCTGCAAACAGAACAAATCTTAGTGGCCTTGAAGGTGGTATTACTAAAATTAATGCTGGTTTTGCTGCTATGGCTACGATTGCAGTGACCGCCTTAGCTACAATTACTCAAAAAGCAATGTCTGTCGGGGCTCAATTAATTAAATCTTTAACCCTTGACCCTGTTATGGATGGTTTTAGAGAGTATGAACTCAAAATGGGATCGATTCAAACCATTTTGGCAAACACTCAAAAAGACGGAACAACTTTAAAACAAGTAGACGCTGCTTTAGAAGAGTTAAATAGATACGCCGATAAAACAATTTACAATTTCGGCGAGATGACTAAAGCTGTTGGACTGTTTACAAACGCCGGCATTGGCATTGAAGATGCTACTGCTATGATTAAGGGTTTCTCGAATGCTGCCGCTGCTTCTGGCGCAACAGCTGAGGGTACTGCTCGCGCTCAATACCAGTTATCTCAAGCACTTACTACTGGCACCATCCGTCTTATGGACTGGAAATCTTTAACCAACGCCGGTATGGGTAATAAGAACATGCAGAATAGTCTTATTGCTATTGCCGATGCTATGGGTACATTTGAGGGAAAATCTATTACAGCTAAAGAAGCTGGAGATAACTTTAATGGTTCTCTTGAAAAAGAGTGGTTATCTGCAGATGTTATGGAGCAATACCTTAAAATCATGGCTGGTGAAGTAACGCCGGCTCAAATGAAGGCTATTGGTTTATCAGCTGAGCAAATTAAATCGCTTCAGCAAGAAGCAAAAACAGCAGAAGAAGCTGCTGTTAAAGTTCGTACCTTTACAAAGTTACTTGGGACCATTAAAGAGGGTATCGGCTCAAGTTGGTCTGCAACATTCGGCATTATTATAGGTAACTTTGATGAAGCAACGGAACTCTTCACTAATATTAACAATAGTATCGGTAAAGTAATTAACAAATCAGCCAAAGCTCGAAATAAAGTTCTTCAAGACTGGAAAGATCGAGGCGGTCGAGACACTTTAATTGACGCATTAGCAACAGCAGTCAAAGGTCTTGGGACGATTATCAAGCCAATCACAAAGGCTTTCCGTGAGATATTTCCTGCTAAGACAGGCAAAGAACTTTACGATCTTACTGTTCAATTCAAAGAATTTGCAGCCAAGATTAAAATTGGTTCTGACACTGCCGAAAAGCTAAAAGAAACATTTAAAGGCTTTTTCTCCATATTTTCTATTATTAAGCAGGTTATTGGTGGAGTAATTGGTGTACTTGGTGACTTGATTGGTACAATCGGAAAAAGCTCCGGTGGTTTTCTGACAATAACTGCCAATATTGGTAAATTTATTACTGGTATTGACGAAGCTTTGAAGAACGGAGATAAACTTTCTAATTTCTTTGAAACTTTAAGTACCATACTTCAAACTCCTGTTAAGCTTATTCAAGAGCTTACAACGTATGTTGTTGCCTTCTTTAGTGGATTTGATATTTCAGCTGGAGATGCTGTAAATTCTGCCTTTGACCGAATGGCCCAAAGATTGGGACCTTTGGCTATTCTATATCAAGCTCTAGAAAATGCTGTTGGAGCTGTATCTGAGAAATTCAGATTAGCTATGGAAATATTAGCTCCATATGTTCAACAAGTCCAAGATGCATTTAAAGCGGTGGGTACTGCTGTAAAAGAAGCATTTTCTGGTGCCGATATCAATAATTTGTTTGATCTGATTAATACAGGTTTGTTTGCTGCATTGGTTCTGGCTGTTCGTAAGTTCCTAAGGGACTTCAAGCTTGACTTTGGTGGTGGTTTCATTGAAACCATTAAAGAAACGTTTGGCACTTTAACTGGAACGTTGCAGGCAGTACAACAAAATCTTCGAGCTAATGTTTTGGTGAAAATAGCAGGAGCAATTGGTGCAATGGCTGCTGCTATGATTGCGCTTTCCTTAATTGACTCCAAGAAGCTGACTATTGCTACAGTGGCTCTTGGTGGAGCTATGACTCAGCTTATGGTTGCTATGGCTATCATGACAAAGATTGGTGGGATGACTGGCTTTGTTAAGGTGCCTGTCCTTGCCGGCAGTATGATTCTAATTTCAGCCGCTGTTATCATGTTGGCTCAAGCGATTAAGACCTTGTCTAAACTTGACTGGGAAGCCTTAGCTAAGGGTATCGTTGGTGTTTCAGCGTCTATGGGCGTCTTGGTTATTGCGTTAACACCTTTAGCTAAAGCCTCTGGTGGCATGATTGCTACAGGTTTAGGGCTTATTGCTCTGGCCTTTGCTATGCGTGTCATTGCAAGTGCTGTTGAAAAGTTCAGTACTATGGATGCAGGAGACATTGCGAAGGGCTTAGTTGCTGTCACAGCAGCTATTGTTCTTCTCGGATGGTCTTTAAAGACAATGCCTCCAAGTTTGCCAGTCATTGCTCTCGGATTAATTGGTTTGGGCGCTGGTTTACTTCTCCTGTCTACAGCAATTGCCAAAATGGGAGAGATTCACTTTGGTAAAATACTCCTTGGTGTTGGTATGTTGGCAGCAGCCATTGTTGGGATTGGTATGGCGCTCGGTGCTATGCCTCCTAACTTGCTTCCTATGGCTTTTGCATTAGGTGTAGTTAGTTTAGCTTTAATCGGTATTGGTCAAGCCATCAAGATGATGGGTAATCTGTCTGGAGATCAAATTGCTAAGGGCTTAATTGTTCTATCTGCAGCGTTTGTTATTCTTGCCTTTGGACTGAACGCTCTTAATGGAGCTATTATGGGTGCTGCTGCAATCTTGGCTGTTGCTGTGGCACTTAACTTCTTAGTTCCTGCTCTTAAAGCTTTGGGTAACCTTACTATGAAGGAAATCGTAGTTTCCCTTATTGCCTTAGCAGGTGCTTTGACCGTCCTTGGTATCGCTGCTTATGTGATTAACGGTGTGAGTGTTGTTATGCTTGCTCTGGCTGGCTCTTTGGCTTTACTTGGAGCAGCAGTAGCACTTACAGGACTTGGTTTCCTCTGGTTTGCTAAAGCTATCCAGATTCTTGTGGATCTCGGAACTGCTGCAGCCGGCGCAATGGGTCTAATGCTTACTACTATTGTTCAAGCAATCCCACAAGTTATGAATGCGTTCGCCGAAGGTATTGTTCGTTTCACTAAGACAATCACTGAGAATATTCCTTTGTTTGTCACGGCAACCATTAAGCTGCTTAATGCAATTCTGGACACCATTAATGAGTTAGCTCCTAAAATTGCTAAGACGATGTCTAATATTCTTAATCTGATGCTTGACTACTTGATGGTAAACTCGCCTAAGATTGTTCAAGCTGGTTTCAAGCTTATGATGGACTTCATGAATAAGCTTCGAGATAATATTTATCAGATTGTTGATATTTCAGCTGAAATTATGCGTCTATTTATCAAGGGTATTGGCGATAAAGCAGAACCACTTGCGGATGAAGGCGCAAAGACTG